AGAAAACAATCGAGCTTCAATGCCATAGATATTATCAATGTGATTATCGATGAATGGTCGGATTTGTTTAAATGTGAAAACATTCACTGGCATAGTATTCGGTGGCATTTTATCTTCATTGAGGAGATAATTCTCACAGATCGAATGAAGTGATGTTCCACGATTGGCTGCTTGAGTTGAAATTTTATTAGCTTCAACTTCACCAACCTTAGCACGCCATTCATACAATGCAGTTTTATCTGATGCGTCGCTGATAGCAGTTGTAACAGATTTGGCAAGCGAACCATCTGGTAATTGATAGTGTCGCTTGCCTTCTATAACAACTCTCGGTAATTCTTCAAACTCAAAGAACTTATGATTGAAAAGTTTACGCGACGATTTTGAGTCTGTCTTTAGCAATAATATATTCCTTCACCATCGCCGAGCGAACAATGTCATTCTCGGTAAAATCAACATACTCAAAAGATTTCATTCTATTCAAAATTCTCATAAAATCCGTCAAGCCATTCTTTTCATGTTCTCTTGTAAAGTCAGACTGTCTAAAGTCGCCGCAGAACATAATTTTACAATTTTTACCAACACGAGTGATTACTGAGTCAAGCTCATGTAATGTCATATTGGCTATTTCATCAACGACAATGATACAATCATTGAGAGTAATACCACGTATGAAGCTAGTGCTGATAAACTCGACCAATCCTTTTTGCTTGAGATACTGATAAGCATCTCCTCTATTGAAGAGCTCTGTGAAGATTGCTTGATAGGGTGCTTCATAAACTTTTGCCTTTTCGGCGTTGCTTCCTGGAAGGAATCCCATGTCTCTTGTTGGGACGACTGATCTAACGATGACAACTTTCTTGTATCTACTTGCATCTGAAAGTACGGATTGAAGAGCGAGGTATATGGAGAGGAAGCTTTTTCCAGTGCCTGCAATGCCGTGGAGGAGGAGGTTTTTTCCGTCATAATATTTCTCAAAAGTTAACCTTTGATTTTCAGTAAGAGGTTCTACTGCTTTCATTTGGAAATTCAATCTTAGAAGATTTTCTTCACCTTTTGTTGTTTGTTGATACTGTTGGACTCTACGCTGTTTTCTAGTCAGTCTTTTTGTTGTCATTAAATCCACTTTTCAAAAAGTGTTAATAGTACTCCGCGTTATACCTTTACTATGTTTTTTCTTCATATCTTTTAATAGATCACGAAACCCTGAATCGGGTTTACCCATACCTCTACCTGAAGAAATCATTGGAGCGCCATTAACGAGTTGAGTGATATTAGGGTTATCTTGTAAGTACTGATCAAGAGCAGAGATACTCATAAAGTCCTCGAACTCTTCACCAGTGTTAGTATTTAGGAATTTATATGTCGGCACTTAGTTCTTCCTATAGTTGTATACTTCATCATCCCAAATTTCATCTTCAACATCTTCTGGGTCAAGACCATCTTCTGCAACAAGAGCAGAAATATCCATAGTACGTAAAGCTCTATCAGTTCGGCGTTTATTTTTACGCTCTAGATAAGTGCTTCGATTATCATAGACTTCAACATCATCATATGAATAGTCGTTCTTACGAAACTTTTTAAGTTGTTTGCTCATCTGCGATTAGTCCTGGAAATGCCTCTTTTACGATGTCTACGGTGATACCCTTGAATGGTAACTTCTTATCTTTAATAGCGCAAAGAAGTATAGCATCCTTAGGTGCGACTGATTCGAGCATCTCTACAAATAGAGTCTCTCGTCTAAGTTGTTTCAATCCTGGATTGCCGCCTTCAACGAAATGAACCAAACGGCGACACTCACGAATCAAAACATTTTCTTGATCAACAAGTTCGTTTGGCTTATATGGAGGAGTTCCCTCTGGTAGCGCCCACTTGATTTTTGGATCAAAAGCTCCCTGCAAAATAGTTCTTATCACAAAAGAATCATTATGTTGCAAAGCTGCAATTTTTTCTTCTTTTTTCTTTAGTTTGCCAACTTTCTCAAGAAACTCAGCAACACCTACCCTCATCCCCATTAGAATTCTCCGATATGTTCCATAAGATTTTTTAATCTATGTTCGATAAAATAATTAAACAATTTCTCTTTAGTTTTATTTACTTGTGATTCATATGAACCAATGATTGCATTTTTAATTTCCACTGGTATCATACTTAGATCAATCAATTGTTTATTGCGCGAATAATTTCTTTCGATTGTCGCGTCAGTAAACTTTTCATTTTGAAGAAGCAGGTTAGTAATTTTCTTTGCAGTTAATGGCTTCTGGCGTTCACCAATAACAAGACAATTATCAGGAGAGAGTACGTTAGGTATTCCATCGCCAGAATCTCCCTTTAGAACATGCTCTTCGAGATAACGCTTTGGGTTATCGTTCGTGATCCACTTTTTACGAACAGGATCATATTGTTTAACATGAGAATGAATATGTAGTTGAATAAAGTCTTTATCGCCAGAAAGAATAAGAATATCTTCTGAGTTGAATTGACCGTAAGTTTCAACAAGAGTTGCAATAATATCATCTGCCTCTGCAGATTCAATATCAATAACACGGTAAGGGAAAAATGCTTTTAGCTCCGCACGAATCTTATTGAGGCATTCAAAGATAGCCTTCCAGTCGAGCTCCGACTTCTCTTGATTCTTTTTGCGGTTAGCTTTGTAATATGGGAATATTTGTTTGCGCCAATAGTTTGTATTGTCACAGGCGATTACCATTTCACCAAATTCAGAGCCAAATTTTTGTTTATATGAACGTAAAGAGTTTAGTACCATATGGCGAACCATAGACTCTTCTAGTTGAGCATTTGTGTGGTTGCCGAGTTGCATCATCAAATTCGACAAAATCACCTGACTGAAGTCAACAATAATCATATCATTTCAGCTTAAAAGCTGTCGCCTTTCTCATAAAGTTCGATGTTCAATTTTTCACTCATAGATAGTTCGTCCACGCCCTGTGTTTTAATAAAGATGTTTTCTGCAAGGTTTTGGAATGGGTGTTCCATACCATGGATCTTACAAAGCAAAGAACGTATAGCCTCAACGATCAAAGCGCCATCCTTGATATTAATATCTTCCTCGCCGTCTTCGATAGCTATTTGAAATCCAGCAAGTTCCATATTAGTAAACAGTAGAGGAATGATTGTTTGGAGTGTTTCGTTAACGTGATTGAATTTTACCAATTTAATGTTCGATGCTATTTCTTCAGAATCCTTTGGAAAGTTGCTTCTAACATTTTTGGATGGAAACTGAATTACGTTGTTATGGTTTTCCATATTATTATTCTACCTTAAAAGATATAAAATGTCAACTGTTATTATTTATGTTCAACAATGGCTTGCAACACTACTGCCACGCTCGGTGAATTTAAAGTCGTAGATCTTACAAGTTGTTCCATCTAAAATAGCGTTGGATACCTTTTCTTTTGTTCCCTCTGGAGTGTAGAAAATAAAGAATCCACCACCACCAGCGCCAAGTAGCTTTCCGCCTAATGCACCTGCCTCTCTGGCTCGGTTGTAAACGTCATCAAAGTATTCATTTGTAATAGATGTTTCAACTGCCTTCTTATCGACCCATGCCTCATGTAGTAGAGAGCCAAAATCGTCTAGCTTGTTTTCTTTCAAATATCTAGCAGCAACAAATGCCTTATCTCTGCCTGCTTTGACAAGATTAAACTTAACAGTATCATCCATAGCTGCAGCTTGTTTTTGTAGGATACTGTTGGCATTTCTACCACGACCAGAATAAACAAGAAGCAAACGAGATTCTAATTCATTCCAACAAGCTTCGTTATAGGTAAGGGGTCGAGTTTCAACAGTTCCATCTTTTTCAAATGAAAAGATATTCATACCACCATATGCCGCCGCATACTGATCTTGTTTACCAACAGGATAATTACACATATCACGCTCGATATGATAAGCTGTCTGTGCTAGATATTCTCTAGTCAACATAGACATATGTCTATCTGGGCTGGCAAGTGCATTAACCAAGCCAACAGTAAACGCAGAGGATGAACCTAATCCAGATCCCTTTGAAAGAATATCAGCAATAGAAGCAATCGTTACTTCTTTGTCGATACCATAATGTTTTAAACTTTCTCTGGTGATTGCATGTTGCATCTGCTCCACATCTGGAAATTCTTCGATCGTATCATACATGATCTTGATGCCCAGATGTGGAGTCTTATGAACCATAACATAGATGTATTTGTTAATAGTAACAGAAAGTGCCGCACCTCTTTCTTTCTCAAAGAAGTTTGGCATATCACTGCCACCACTGAAAAAACTAACGCGAAGGGGAGTCTTTGTGATAATCATTATGTAGTCCTGTAAACAAATTCTTGCTTTTGAGTATGTCTACTTTGAATAGAAGGATACTTTTCTCTTAACTCAAAAAGTAAATTGTCCCATTGATTTTTAATTCTGATGATATTATATCTATTATCAACAAAAGATTTATTGAACATAATAAAATTTGCATGATTACCGTCTCTGGTCATTCTAATGGCGGCATCAAGATATTCCGCAAACTTTATTGCATGATTACGTCTATCATTAAAATCGCCTTGGTACATCATATTAAGACCGCCAGAAGTTTCTGCCAAAGCTCCAAAGTTAGGATGAACGCAGATAAGACCAGCAGACATTGCTTCCAACATAGCACGACATGATGTTTCAAGCCAAATAGATGGATAGGCAAAAATATGAGACTTATTTAAATGCTCTTTAACTTGTTCGTTAGGAACGAAGCCATGATATGTCATTTGAGGATGATTGCGAATTCTATCATAGAGAGGTTCGAATTGTTTATCAGCATCATCCCATCCATAAATTTTAAACGATGAGAAAACATCTAGATGAATATCAGGATTAGTCTCTGCCATCTTTTCAAAAACAGGAACAAGAATTTCTAAACCACGTTGAGGTGTAGAAGTATAAACCAAACGAATCTTTTCGTTATCTTTCGACCCAATAACACTATTAGGAGCTGGCTCAATTCCAGATTCGATCACAATAGATTTATCATCATAAGGAATTCCATGAATCAATTGATAGCGTTGGTATTGCCAATTACTAATAAAAACATACTTATGAAATTGATTCTTAAAACTATCTTCACGAAACTTATTAGACTCTGGATCTTCTGGCAGATCATGAGCCCAGAAAATTCTAATTTTACTTTCATCAATATCTCTTACGCGAGAAGAAATAATTTGAAAATCATTTAAAAGTTCTGGCTCTATGATAGCTGCTAACTTTCGTTTTGCAATTTCTGTACCACCATTAGCATTTTTAGAAACTTCGTTTTCTTCAAAGCCATTCATAATTTATCTCTCACTTCTTGATATGAAGTCTAACCAATGTTGATTTATTTTCCGCAGTGCCGATATACTCAACATCGTAAAATTGAGACGCCCAACTATACCATGGCTCACGACCAATATAATCATGAATGAAGATAACTGGATTTTCTTTTTTATGCTTAAGCAAAGTTACCAAAGCGCATGTAGCACGTGCGATACCGTCAATGAAAAAGATGTCAGCATCCCACCAGCGTTTATCTGGAGGAAGGAGATAATCATCAGTTCCGCAAGGATGCTCTTCAATAACAGAAGCATATCCGTGTTCAATAAACTTTTCTGGAATATGATAGAACTTAAACTTATCGCTAACATCACCAAAGTGTGCATTGATAGCTCTGTTTACTCTGTTATACCAAGCTTCGGTATGTTCAACTGAAATAAGTTTTTGATTACCTGAGAGTGCTTCAATCCAACCACAAGTTGAACCACCACTACCCCATTCAACCATCAAACCATCTTCGGGCATATTCTTGATGCAATTTTGAATATATTCAATTTCATCCTTACCCATTTGAATTTCAGTTAGAATGTTACCATAATTTACAGGAGTGCTCATAATCTATTTCCTTTTATTAAATTTTAAATCCAGAATTTACTGCATCATCATAGAACATTTTTACAGTTTCAAGGGAATACTGTTTAAGATCCTTACCGAATGTATTATGCATCTTATCAATCATTGCAGGTGGCATTGTAATAATATCACAACCAGAACGCTCTGCCTGAACATAATTAAATGGCTCTCTTGTTGATGCCCAGAGGAATTCTAAGTTTGTATTGGCGTTCTTTGAATTAGAAAAATAATCAACACCAAATTTAATATACTCTTCAGGATCCTGACCTGCATCAGCAATACGACCAGCAAAAATAGAAACGATACCTGGAGTAAAATGATTTAGATTGTCAATAACTTCTTTGATCTGGTCTTTTGCGAATACAGCTGTAACATTACAACGGATTCCATTTTTGGACAAATCATAATAAAGATCTTGTGTGGAAGTTTTAGCTGTATTTGTTACAGGAATTTTAACGTAGGTTTTATAATTTTGAAGCTCGCCCCACTTATGAATCTTTTCAGCTTGGGATGCCATCTCTCTAAGTTCGTCTGAAAAGACTTCAAGACTTAAAGTAGTTTCGGGACGGTGTTCTGCCAAGTAAGAAATAATATCTCTTGCGAACTTCTCATAATCAGTAACACCAGCTTGACGCATCAAAGTTGGATTAGTTGTAAAGCCAACAATCCTCTCATCCTTAGATGCCTTTACGATGCCATCAAAGTCAGCACCATCAGAATAAAGTTTAATCATACTTTTCTAACTCCGCAATTAGTGTTGCTGCTTGCAACACGTTACCAACAATATAATCAGGGATAATGTGTTCGTATTTTTCTGGTGGTGCGTATCTGTATTTCTCACCAACAAAGACAGTCATTAGTTTGCTCTTATGACCAGCAACTATATCTTTCCAACTGTCCCCAACTATATAGCTGATCTCTCGATTAACCTTATGCTCTTTACATAGCGTTTGAATCATTCCATCGTTTGGCTTATACCAAGCAGAACCACGTTCAAATGAGCAAAGTACTACATCAACCCCAATAGATTCGAGTATCATATTCATATGCATTAAATCAGCTATTTCTAATTTTTCGTCATAGACGTCTGGCTGATTAGTTACCACATATACATTATACCCTTTTTCTTTGAATAAGTCAATAGCTTCTTCAGCGCCATCTATTAATTCAAACTCACCAAGAGACCATGGAGCTGTATATTGACCATCATGATAAACAAGATGATTCAGCACACCATCTCTATCAAGAAATATTGACTTACTATTATAACGAGGAGGTATTTTTACCACTTTGTTTTGTTAACCTGT